CGCAGCGTCTACTTTAGTTGCGCTAGAAATATCAGCTTCAAGCAAAGCTACGGTTGGCAAAGTTAAATCGCCAGCAGCGCCGTTAAATACAAACAAACCGTTTGATAGTTGAGCAGCCGTTGCCGTTGCAGCCGCAGCTACGGCTGTTGGAGCACCTTGTACAAACAATACTGCTTCACCGACGTTACCGTCGTTAATTTGATAACCACCTGCACCATTTGGGAGAGCCATGATGAAATTCCTTTACAAATAATTTAAAAAGCCCCCGCTTGCGCGGGAGCCGTTAGGTTTAACCCCACAAGCGAACACCCATTTGTGGACGAATCACGGAGTAGCCATACAACACGTCGATACGGCATGGTAAACGGTCGTTATTGATGTCGTATTGGCGAACAATACGCATCGAAATACCGTTATGCACTTGACGTGAAGCCATGTCTACACCCTGTGGCATCAACAAGTCAGCGGTCGCAAAAGTGATCGCATCTTTGTGGTATACCAAGTTCTGTGGGTACTGGCTAGAAGCTGCGCCAACGAATGTAGTTACTGCACCGCTAGCTGGGAACGAATCAATCGTTGCAAGCGCGTGGGCAGAAGTGTACATTGCTGGGCTAACAGTTACAGTTGCAGCACCGCCAGAAGACGATGTTACGTCAGCCACTACAACGAACTGCTGGAGTGAACCAGTAGATTCGCGGGTCTGTGGGTTAACTGCAAATACGCCAGCTACGGTAAATACGTCACCAGCCTTAATAGTCAATGCGTTACCAACACCGGCTAATACGATGGTGTTAGAACCTTGAGCTGTTACGGTGGTGCCAACAGTACCAGTTGCGTTGCGTGAACCAGTGGTGAACTGCTTAATAGATTGGCTCATGTTGATCTCGTCAAAGCCCAATACGCCCATACCCATCATGCCGTTCTTAAACTGCTTGGAGATGGTATCGGTTGGGTTGAAAAGACCTTTCATGCCTTCTACTAAGCCAGCGTTAGCAGCTGGGTTAACAGTTGCATAACGTGGGGACATTACAGCAGCAGCTTCATTAAGCTTTTGTTGAGCAGCCAACAAAACAGCAGAAGTTGCTGGGGTAACGCCTGGAGTACCAACGGATTGGTAAATGTTTCTAAAGCTGTTAGCTACGTCAGCATCAATTGAAGCTGCCAACTGGCTAATACGAGGTTTTAGAACACGCTCTGCAAAGTCATCTAACTGCATGGTCATCTCAGCAGTGGTGAAGTTAACACCAATATGCTTTTGATTAGACACAGCCAAAGTGGTGAACTGCTCGTTGTCGTCCTGAACTTGCAGGGCGGCACCGTCAGTTACCAAAGCGCGGTCTGGTAGACGAATACGGAGGGTAGAACCGATTTTTGCGCCTTCAACAGCAAAGCTGTCATCGTACGCGCGGTTTACGTTACGTGTGAGTACCAGGTTGTTCTCGAGGATCTCAAGAGCTTTCCGGGTAATCATGTCGATGGTTAAGATCGAATTTGACATAATTAAGTCCTAATAAAAATAGTTAGCGGTTTCTCTGCGCTTCCCACTTCTTGATCTGTCTTTGGCGTTCTGCTTCGATCCATTCTGATGTACTCATATTCTTTACAGAACGAGGGTCAGTTGTATCGTAACTAGAAGATCCAGAGGATCTTGCCGTGACAGGAGCAATCGGTGCTGGAGCGCTCGAAGTCTTTTTTACAGGAGGATTATCAGCTAATTTAGCCTCAATCTTCCCTAATTCTTTGGCTTGCTGGAGTGGCGCTAAACGAGAAATACGCTCCGCTTCTTTCGGATTAGACCCTAAGTAATAAGCCATATCGGGGCCAATATCGGAAGATTGGATCGTTTGAGCCATTGCGTCAGTGATTGGGAGCTTGGGGTTGTAGGCGACTTGTTCAAAATCGTCGTACTTGTTCCGCGCATCTTCTTCCCTGTCGTGGTAGGACTCAATGATCTCAGACTGCATCCTAGCTTGTTCACGCCTAGCAAGCAATTCTTCTGCCTTCTTTTCAGCCAAAACCTCGGCGTACTCGTCAGGTGAAGCGAACTGCTCAATCGGCGGGATTTCGGCTGGGGCTTTAAGCTGCTTTTCAGCGGCTCTAGCGGCCTGTTCTCTTTCCCACTTACGTTGCTCTCTAGCAAGTCGTTTACCAATGGCAGCGTCCAGTTCTTCTTGTGTGAAGGATTTAGGTGCTTCCGATGGCTCTACTGCTTCCGGCGCTAATTCTTCAGTTTCAGGTGCAGCCGTTGCCACCTGTTCTGGCGCGGATACTTCCGCTGGTACTACTTCTTGACTTTCGTCCATTTCGATGTTTCCTTAGAAACCCTGGTGTATCGCACCAGTACGATTGTTACAAAATATATTCTTAAACTTTTAATCCGTCAAGCGCTAGTTACATTAGTAATACTCTAAATTTGACATAATTTACAGTTAAAGTAGAAACGTTTTCAATTTTTACTTCAAAACAAGTATTTGCTGTAACTGCGCTAGTAAAGTTAATGTTTAATTGCGTTCTTTCCCATGTATCTTTATTAGCAACACTAGGAATTATGCTTCCAACGTCTACGTTATCAACATATAGTTTAAATTCATCTCCTGGCCCGCCAGCAACGCTAGTAGGGTTTACAGACCAATCAATACCAATTAATTTGCTTGGTTTTGCAAGTTTAACTTGCATAATTGCTGGACTTCCATACACAACATACTCAGGGTATCTATCTGTAAAAATAGTATTTGAAATATCTTGAGGCAAATCTTCACTATCAAGCGCGTTTGCAATTGAATTTAACCAAGGCAATTGAATATTACTATAACTAAATGGAGTTAAAAACGTAAATACTTTAGAGTAAACATTGCTTACCGCATTTCCTTGAAAGTTAAAATACTGTATTTCTTGATCCTATAAAACAACTTCTATTGTCGGTACAGTCAATATTGTTGCTTGATATGGATATTGTGTCCATTGGGTCCAAATCCAGCGTCGGTAACAAACTCAATTAATGGGTCGCCAATAGTTACATAATCAGCACCGCCGCTAATAGTATTTCCATCCACGGAAACATTTACATGACCTCTTTGGCATAAAATTGCACGTAATTTACAGTTAAAAATTGAATTTCCAGAAATAGTTATGTCTTCAGATACTTTTGTTACATCCCCAATTAAATAAATACCGATACCAGACGCGTTACTAATTGTGTTTACGTTGTTGCAATCTTTAATTGAGTTACCAGTAACGGTTATTTTTTTGCTAGTAACAATACCTATACCAGCTACGCAGTTGTCTATATTATTTGCGGAAATAACACCAAATTCAGACTCATTTTCGGCTTCTACGCCGTAAAGTTTCCCGTTTTGAAGAATGTTACCTGAAACAATAAAGTCAGTTGTGCTGTTTGAGCAAGCAATACAAGATTGATTTCCAATATTGGTTACTTGATTGTTTGAAACACGAATTTTATTACCGCCAGATGAAACAATACCAAAAGACCAAAAACCATCAACAAAACAATCATGGACATTTACGCCTGTTGCGCTAACAATATCTACGCCGCGATCACCGTCTTGGCTTGCTGGATTATTATTTTGTGGCCTATTAATACCTTGAAATTTAAGCGAGCATACTTCTACGTTGCTAATTGAATCAATATGAATGATTCCAGTTGTGCCTCCGCTAACTAATATATCGGCGGTTGCATTTGTTGCTCTTAAAATTGAATTAGCACCGTCGCCGTATACTTTTTGATTGTCGTATAAAGAGACAGAATCAATTAAGTATGTTCCTGCAGGAAAATAGACTGCCAACGCCCCAGAATCTAAAGCAAGTTGAATTGCCGCAGTATCATTCGCTACGCCATTGCCAACTGCACCAAAATCTACTACGTTTGCTGGCGCGCCTTCAATCATTGAGTAGGTTGCTTTAGTTAAGGACATATTTTTTCTTTAATTAAAATAAAACATTTCAAATAAAATTGTAAATTATTTTTTATAATTTATTTTCCTTCTAACGCATTTAAACGATTTGTCAAATTTTCAATTAATGTTGATTGTGATTCAACTAAATCTTGTAATTCGTTAATACAAGCAGAAAAATGACCATCTAAAGGCCCTGCGCCAATTCCTTGGTAAACTGGCTTTCCTTCAGCATCAATTTCATCCTTATTACCTATTACAGCGTTAGGAAATTCCTCTTGTAGTTCATGCGCTACAAAACCTTCGCCATTTAAACCATTTGTAGCCCAAGTATAAAATCTTGGTTTTAATCTTTTATTTCTAGCTAAAGCACCTGTCATTGGCGCAATATCTGTTTTTAAGCGGTAATCTGATGTGGTGTTATAAACAGTAATTGTTTCATTCCACCTTATCCCACCTTTTGCCAACCCATCACCATAAACAAACTCTAAACCATCCGCAACGGTACCTCCAGTTGCATCAGATATAAATGTGTGTATGTACGTTCCAGCGCTAGCTGAATATGTTTGATAGCCTGTAAATGTTTGACCAGTGTTTGTTCTTGCCACAGTAAAATTAGCATCTGGCGTAGTCATCACACGTGTAGACGCTGCTGCGGGACCAACAACTTGCAATACTCCCGTAGTAGCATTTGACTTAACTTGGTTTGCTGTGTCAGCAGAAGTAGCGTTAGCGGCTCTTAGATTTGCAACTTCAGTAGTAGAAGCTACAACCAATGGCGCTGTGCCAGTTGCTATTGTAGAAGTTACAGTAGTAAATCGACCTGTAGAAGCCGTAGTAGCACCAATAGAAGTGTTATTAATTGTACTAGCTGCCGTTGGATTAATAGTCAACGCGCCCGCTGGACTGATTGCTACCGTACCTGTACCCGTTGGACTAATTGCTACCGCAGCATTAGCGGGGTTAATGTTTATAGCAACGTCTACGCTTAAATTATTGCCCCCGCCAGCGCCCCATTGAAGTTGAGGTGTACCACTTGAATTTTGCAAAGCGCCGCCGCTAGAAGAAGCAGCCTTATATGTATCTGTTGTTATGCTTGTTGCTGCTACTGCACGGCCAGCAGTTACGTTAGCAATAGATACTTGTTTTGTAGTCCCACCTTGAACGATTGGCAATACTTCAGTACCCGCTAAAGGTACGGTTGATGCGGGTAAACCTGATATTTTTACGTCAGCCATGAGGGATTCCTTTAAACATAATTAACTTCAATTGTTGATGTAAACGGCGGGGCTTCAGAAAACGTAATAATAGACCCAGCAACAGAATATGTATTTTTTTGTTGATATACGCCATTTATATAAATTTGCGTGGTATTTTCACTAGCTGGGTTTGACAACAAGCTAAAGTTTACTTGTGACCCTGTGCCTGTAAAGTTAGCAATAATCGGCGACGTGTTAAAGCTACCACCAACATTATCATAAGTAGCTATTAAAACATCAGTAGACGTTCGTACAATAAATTTGTACAGCTTTGTATAGTCAAGCCATATTTCACCTGTTGGCACTCTACCTGCGGCATTTAAAATAATTGGGTTTGTATGCGCGATATTGCCAGCACTAGATGTGTATGAAGCAAGTGGAGTAGACGTCCCCGCCTCATAGGTATATATTTTACCGCCAGTTAATACGTTTCCAGCATCATCAAACAGTTGCGCGCCTACGCCAGCAAATATTGAAAGAGTAACTGTTGGCATACTTTATCCTTATACTCTAATAAATCCCCCGTCCTCTTGGACGAGGTTATCATTATTTTCGGTCGCTAAATTAATAAATTCTTGGTCACGCGCATAGCCTGAAAAGAACGAAAGCAAATTTCCTAGCCCTAAAGCTATTCCAACTCGATTGCTAATTCCAAAACTCATCTGAAATTGATTGGTTTAGCGTAAACAACACCTGCGGTGCTAACTTGTAACGCGCTTACGCGCCACTGACCCGTAATGGTATTAGATACTGTAAAAGGAATCGGAGTATAAGCTGGAATTGGAGTACTAGCGGTTGTTGCTGTTACGCCTTCACCAACGGTAATATACGCATCTTGCGTACACCATACCATGACACCTTGTGGGCCAGGAGGCCAAGGGCCTAAGTTAACCGCTGAACCGCTTGTATTATCTGAATCAGCGGGGTAATTTGCGTCCGCTAGGGGTCTTAAAAAATCCATTCTTTTCTCCTTACGCTAAGAAACGCAGTTTATACAGCGTGCTTAAATATAACTCAATAATTCCGTCAATTAGATTCTGTAACGGCGCATCTGCTTTGTCACACACATCGTAACGCATCGCTTCTAATTCGGCAAGTTGATCTTCTAAAAATTCAACAACATTATTGGTTTTTTTTGCAGACATCAAGCTAATTGGGCCAATTAAACCCTTACGACCTTGATAA